CTTTCGTAGGAGCGGGCCGGGAGCGGAGGGTGTTATCTCCCGGCCCTGGTGTAGGCGGAAAGGTCCGCCTGGGGTTATTGAACTAATATTTTACCATGTGCCGAGGATAGCCAGCCCGCCGGTTGCGGCCCCTCCTACGTTGTCAACAAAAAGGACGCCGCTATCGCTTGATTCGAGATCGGTTGCGCCGTTCAAGAAACAGTTTTTCAAGAAAACTCCATCGTTACCCGTTCCTGAAAGGCTGAATCCCTGCGTCATCATGTCAAGCGAAGAAATCGTGCTATTGTGGAATAGACACCTATCGAAAAGGGTGAACCCGCCGACATTTGCTCCCTGTGTGACCCATGTGCCACTTGCGGCACCCGCACCGAGAATCATACAATCATAGAACAGATACTTGCCTGCATCCGTCCCTGAGAACTCGATCACCGTACTGGCCGCCGAATCCGCATCATACGAAGTCTCCCCGATCTGGCAATTCCTGAATGTTATGTCATAGGCTGAACCGATTTTCAGGCTCCGGTGAGAATTGTCCGTTATTCCCGTTGCGCTGATATTCCTGAATCCGCAATTTTCAAATACCGGACGATGGCCGGTGACGTAAACCGGAACGGCGTTCCCCGTTGCGCTGTCGCCTTCCTGCGAAAACAAGATGTTCTTGTAAAGACTCCCCTCATCTGAAATCGTAACCATCGGGGTCACGCTTGCCGTCGCACAAGTGATGCGTGAACGCTGGTTCATCGCGCCCGTATGGGTTCCAATGACGTTCGTGTACCGTTTATCCCATGTCAACGCCTCAGTCGTCGCATTACTGCCAGGGAAAACAATCAGCGTGTCATTCCTGCCTTCCGTCATTGCCGCGTAGATTTCCTTCACGTTGCTCGAATAATGGGATTCCGTAACCCCATTGGCCTGAAGCATCCGTTTGAACTGAGAGGTCGATGAAGTAGCGGGAGCGAGAAAATACACATCTCCCATCCCGAACATTGCCGCGCCAGCCTGTGCCTGAACAAACGAACTCAACTCCGTTGATAAATTCCCTACTCGTTTTGTCATTTCATATCTCCTTTATACCGTTCAGCTGAAAAGTATCAATTCCCCCATTAGGCGGGGCCGTCGTAACGCCCCGCCCGTTGGATACTGGTTATGGGTTAAAACTCTCTAAATACGCTGCCGCTTTGCGGAGAAGGGAAGGGGAATCCCGATAATTACCAAGACCAGCGTTACACTGTGTGCAAAGCAAGGCTCGTACTGCATCCGTTTTATGATCGTGGTCAATAATGAAATTCATCTTCTTCCCGTTCTTTTTGGTTCCGCAAATAGCACAACCGCCGTTTTGCTTCTGAAACATCTCATCGTACTGTTGTGCCGTAATCCCGTACTTCTTAAACAACCTGTCTCGTTGGCGCTGAGGATTCTTACGGTGATATTCTCTCGCATACGCCCTTGACTTTTCGAGATTTTCGGGATTACTAAGATATGCAACCTTTCTGCGTTTAAGTTCTTCTTTGTGGGTCAGATTATAAATTTTCCGGGATGCCTTTATTTTCAGATTTGACCTTGCTTTTGCTGATTGGCAAATTTTGCATTCGGGGCGATATTTACTATAACCATGCCCGTTTGCGTGTTGAAGGTTAAATTCAGAAATCGTTTTCTCCTGCTTACACACCGAACAGACCTTACATTCAATATCTCCATAGGAATATTTCTTTCGATATGGAGCTATTGTCTTTTGGTATCTTTCGCGATTATAAGCAAGTCGGCAAGCCTTACATTTATGATCATATCCCGCACGCCGTTTGAAAAATTCATCCACCTTTTTTTCGATCCCGCAAACTGAACATTTTTTTATATCCATGCACCATACCTCCTTTGATAGATAATATAGTGCATGGAGGCCAGCTTGTCAAGAGGTGAATCCCACTTTTAATAGTTAGTTTTCAAAGAACATCTAACATACTAATACAACGATGGTTCCGTGAGATCAGTCAGGAGTGAGAGACAATTTCTCATTTCCACGCCGATGTTGGTATAAATTCTGAGAAAAGCGTCCCATTCGTCGTATCCGGCCCTCTGGTGCATCTGCGAACCGTCAAGATTTCCCCATCCGAGCGGGGTCAGTTCGTACTTCTGAATGACGCCGTTCGGCTCGAAGAAAATCCTGTTCGGCTGTGTGAGCGGATCGACCACGATTGACAGGCTGCCATCCCCGCCACTGAAGGTCAGGGTTTCGTATCCGCCCTTGAGAACCGTCGGCGCGAAACGCACATCCGGTAGGAGCAGATTCGCATATTTCCGACGCTGGCCGAGGCCCATGCGGATCGTATCGATCTTTCGTCCGCTTCTGATCCGGGCAACATCCACCGCATTCAGCATGAGGTCGATGCTAAGTTCCCGGTTTACGCCCGAATTTCCAATCATATTGCAACGCCATTTCGGGATATTGTCGGCGGAAATGCTCTCATAGGTATCGAGTAAGGTTCCGTCGTCAAAGACACCCAGAAGACCCGTGATTTCAGTCGGCGTTGATGTAGTAGCATGGGCCGTGTAAGCCCTCGCACCCATCTTAACGGCAATAGAACCGTTCGGAAGCGTGATCGGAGTCACGTTCGTTGCGGAAGTAATCGCGTTCGGGTGATTGGTGATGTACGTCGCGGCACCAAGCTCGAAGGAAACGACCTTCGTGGAAGGGTCAACCGTAGCCACACGGCAACCAATGGCTCCCGCTGCGGAGTTCAATACCTGAGATGCACCACTGGATGAATAAAAGTCGATCAGCATCCCTTCCTGAAAATACTGGATTCCGAGATCGTTATCAAACGTCCCTGTCCAGGCCGTCGCGCCCGGATACGTCACCGCTGCGGACAGACGGCCAATCTGACCAAATCCATCCCAATGCGCCTGACGGTTGAGATCAACCACGATGCTCTGGTAGATGTCATCAATTTCATCTGCCATACCATCGACAAACGCGGCCTGATTCCCCTTTGCAATCTCGATTGCGGGGCCGGTTATCCTGATTGAACCATAGAGGTAACGGGGAAGGATCGTTCCCTGATCCTTTGTACCGGTCAGCGGATCGGGAAGTTTCGCGGATTCGGCCCGCCCGCCAGTTCCCTGCGCCCTGGCATACCGGATACCGAACACATATCCGTTTCCGCCCGGTTTCCGATCAGACTTCGGGAACTGATTATACGTCATTTTCTCATCGTTAAACTGATTGGTCAGACCATCGCCATAGACGGTCTTGAGAATTTCGACCAACGAGTCTTTCGCTGCATACGCTGTAGTCATTTAATTTATCCTCCTGATGCGGCCTTCTGCATCGTCTCAAGGAAGATTTTTCGGGCATCCTTGAGCATAATTTTTGGTTTAGTTCCATCTGCACTCGTTCCTGCTGTTGAAGTCACCGCAGGGATACCTTTTTTCGATTCAAGGTATGCCTTGATAACCGCCTGATCGTATGCCTCTTTTTTCTTGAGCCCGTCCGCGACCAACTTCTTGACGGCTTTCCTGTCCGTGATGTCTATGTCGTTACACGGATTGCCTACGCCGAAGAACTCCGCGACGAATGCGCGTTGCTCTTTGGGAACCTCAATTTCGCCAATGAGACTATGCACTTCTGTTTCATAGGCGGAAATGGCCCGTTTTGTGTTCTCGACGTGCTCCGTTTCGGCGCGTCGCCGGGCTTCGGCTCTTTCCCGTTCGTTCAGCTTTCCTTCAAGTCGTTTGATCGTCTGGTCGGGGTCTTCTCCTTGCCGTTTTTGTAATTCCTCCTGTTCCTTCCAATAGGCTTCGTACTTGTCGAGTTTCGTTGCTTTCTCGATAAGGCCATCCAACTGGTTCAGGTCTGCCAACTTTCCCTTGACCGTTTTACCTCTTTGAACGAGGTCCAGAAGGTCGTCTGGATCTGTAAGGTCGTTGGCTTTCAGAAGGTCATTGAGTTTCTTTTCTGCGGCCCTTGCCGCTACCCATTTCGGTTGTTTGTCATAGGGAAGCGGTTTCCCTTTCTCATCAACAACCACGTCGGGTGACGAATCCGATTTTGCGTCCGCGCCGGTAGGGGAATCGGCATTTGCCCCTTTATTCGCAGGTACGGCCCCTGCTGCGCCCGTATTGTTTTCCTCTGCCATAACTTTCTCCTTTGAATTTGTTGTTCATGCGATCAAGGTCGTTGACCGAATGACAAAATAAAAACCGGCGTCTCTCTGTCGAGAAATCACCGGCCCTGTTTGGTGCGCGTGTGTATTTATTCTATTGTATTAACCTATTTTAAGAGAAATCTCCTTAATCCGTATCATTTTAAGGTCTGGTTTTTTTTCAGTTTCCACAACATACCAAAGATTATGCTTCACACATATTGCCTCAAGTTGATTCAAGATTTTCACGGCATCTTCTTTGGTCATTACTTCCCTTTAGTGTTCGCATAAATCGCCCGAAGCTGCTGTTTCGCCCTTCGGAGCGACAACGGTTTCTTGCTGAACGTCCTATTCGGGCTTGCTACCTTGTACCCGCCCTTGCTTTTCCTTAGACTGTATGGCACTTGCTTTCACTCCTTCGGACACGCCGTGTTTAACAAGTCCGACCTGCATTTCTTCCCGTTTCAGGGCCGATTTCTTGTCGGTTTGAAGTAATTTTTCCTTGCTCTTGACTACAACATCGGCACTCGGCACGCCGACTGTCGGTTCTGTTCCGGCCTTAACGCCCATATCGGCAAGGACTTGCGCCCTCTCACTGTCTCTAAGCAATGGAATCAGTTTGTCAATCTGGACGTATTCGCGGAGATCAGGCTTTGCCTCCTCGATCTGCTGTGCATGCAGATCGGTATGATAGATCAGTTTCGCCTGTGCCTGAAGGGGAAGCTCCTTGAACTCTGGGGAAATGATGAATTTCCGATGAGCCTTCTCATGGGCCGCGTGGTTGTCATACTTGAATAGCGGGTCGTCGGTGATGACTACCTGCTCACCCGTCTGTGGATCGGTCGTGGCCGTCATTACTTCGCCTTCACCCATCGCCACGGCCACGTTTTCCGCTTCGGCCCTTTCCGTATCAGCATCGGTCTGGTCTGTAAATGTAGTCATCCCCATCCGTTGCATGACTTCCTGCCGGATGGATGGAGAAACGGCCCCCTCGCCTTCCTGAAAGAAGCCCGCCTGAATCATATTCAAGATCATCTGACTCTGGCCACTTTTGGTCGAGATCAGGCCGGAATCCAGCTCAAGACGGACATCGGTATTCCCGCGCAGATCGGCGGCTTTGAATTTCATAATCTTGACTTTATTCCCGCGACCGACGCACTTAACAAGTCTTTCCTCGGTAAATACCTCTTGCGCCAGAATGAGACGTTTCTTATAAACCCGCGTCAGGGATCGGTTGAAACGGTCGATGTCGGGAAGTTTCCCCTGTTCCGCCGTTTCTCGCAATTCCTGAGTCAGAATACCAGAGGCGTTTGCGGATGGTTGTTTTCCTCTCAGAACGCTTTTCGGATCGCCGCCCAAGTCCTGCATCTGTTCTTTCTGAAGCCGTCTCTCCTCAAGCACCTGCGGCTCAAGTGGGGTCCCCCGGCTGATGTCCGGCTTCTGTCCCATGATCGGATTGAATGTCAACGCAAGGAACCCCTGCCCGGCCATATCCATCTTTTTCAGGCCGACATCCCCCGGGGTCATAATTACCGGGCGACCTATCCCTTTCCGGTTTATGATAAGGGCTTGATCGATGTCGTTGATGATGTTCTGTGGCGAAATCAGGTCATTCACCGGCGGATCGGACCAAAACCGACCCGGAACATAGTTAAAATGGAAGTCCGTAAGCGAATACTGCCATTGCTCCGCGGTAGATTTTATCGGAAGGCGGTCATAAACCCTAAGAATCTTTCCTCCGGCGGATATAGCATATTTCCCAAGCGGGAAATGTGGTTGCGGCTTGAACTCAACTTCACGGAAAAGTACGGAATCCTCATCGTCGGGAGATATGATCGGGGCGCCGCCCGCGTTTTCGTTGAAAGCCGACACGGAAGCCACAAGACCCGCAATCCTACGTTGATAATCAATGACTGGACGGTCCTTGTCCGGCTTATCAATCGTGACTTTGAACGTATCCTCGACCCATTCACGCGGCTTTAACGTCTGGATAGCAACCCACCGCTTCAAATCGAGACGATCCCCATAGGTATCCATGCGAATATTGAACGGCAAAACAGTTTCGCAACCTACGTCTCCTGTTTTCAGAAGTCCATCGTCGGACATGAACCACTTCCCGCCGTCCAGATCGGGGAAACTCCTCATAAATGCAGTCCCTGACAGGCAAAGCCAGATAATGCACTTCTCTTTTTCGTCAAAGAACTGCCCGTCGTGGCTCTGGTCCATCCATGTCAAGACGTTCTGTCCCAAATCGGATGCAAACTGATCTTCCTTCTCGTTCGTATTCGGCCACACGCGAGGAACCATCTTCTGATTCATCAGCATGGCCTTGATTGAACGAACATATTCCCGGATTTCGTTGGATACCGGCTTTGGGATATATTGATATTGAGGATTTACACGGAAAGACTTCGATGAACGCATATACTCAAGATGTTGAAATCCACAGTAATACAATAAGTTGCGCTCAATAACTCGTTCATTTGCGGTTCGATAGGCGTCTAAGGTATCGCTAAAGAAACCGTCAATAGCGGTCTGAAGTTTCGCTTCCGTCTCAAATATTTCCTTCTTCATCGACTATCCCTCAAACCGGAATTCCCCGCTCCTCGTGCATGGCCGCTATCTCTTCTGGAGTCAATGGGCGCGGTGGAGTCTGGACAACCTGCCCCTGAACGTATTCGGCGTATGTCCGCGCCATAATCCGGTCAATCAGTACCTTCTCGCGGGACTCAAACGCCTTCCGCTGGTCGATATTCGCCCATGACTGAAACAGAATGATAAGAATCAAAACTCCGATCGTGATATATTCCATATCCCCCCTCCTATTCAAATGCCTGTATTAATTGTGCCCGAAAAGTCTCATATCACCCTTTGTTTATGAGAAATCATCAAAAACGATTGCAGAATTTTCACATTTCGAACAAGTCACCTTTACATAGCACCCACAAAATGGGGCTTGAAGAAAATTAACAAACAATTCCGTGTTACCGCACTCACAGGAAACATTGCTCAGCTTTTCCCTTTCATGCTCGTTTTCATAAAAATCTCCATCCGGCTCGTTATGATCAATCTTCATAATGCCCCCTCCTATTCAAATGCCTGTCTCAATTCTTCCTCTGCCGATCTGACACCCTCCCAAATCTCCTCCCGCTCCAATCGAGCAACTTCTGAAATGTCCGTCGGAGGGCGGCGGATCTCCTCCTTTGCGGGCAACTGCGTCAGCGGACGATACATCAATAGCAAAGCCGCCTCATCCGCTACATGGTCCTCTGCGGAAGTATCGATATCCTCGATGTTGTTCGGGTCAACCACAAGCGACGGAACCGTTCGGATGAAGTGCATACAGTGAGAATAGACCTGAAGCATCGGGATTCCGTTAACAACCTCGTTTTCGTCTCTCGGAACCCGTAAATGTTCGTGGAATTGCCTCCATTTCAGCGTTCTTGACGGATCTCCGGGACGCATTTGCAGACCCATATTTATAAAGATTTCCGCCGTGCTTGGACCCTGGCCCCCGCCCTTGTAATCCGGCTTCTTGTTAAAACAGGTCGGATCGCACAGCCTCACAATCTGGGGATTGATAATTTTGGGTTCCCGCCCCTCAATCATGAACCCCATTGCCTGCTCACGCTTGATAATGCCTTCCGCAATCTCCGAATCTGTCAGTCTCAACCCCTGATCCGGCGTCCCATTCCACCCGTACCACTCGTTAAACCGGAATTTCCGCCCGTCTGCGTCTATCCACCACCAACCAATGCTGAAAGGCTTGCCGAAACCCCAGTCAAACGTCATGTAAACAGGCCGCCCAGCCGGGACAAGAGGCGTTTCTCCCCCGAAATGCGGCGCAGGATCGACAATGTGATACGACCTCGACCACTCCTGAAACGCCTGCCCGACAAATACATCCCATGAACCATCCTTGAACGCGCCCCTCAAATGGGGCGGCAACGTACCCAGCATCTGCCAATATGCCGCATCCAAATGCGGATTATCCTCCGCCTTCGACGGCACATAAGCAAACGCACCCCGATAATCAACCGGCTTTATAAACTCAATCGGGAAATTCTTGTCCATCCAAAGAGCCTTGACATAGTTATGACCTATCCCGCCAGGGTTGGTAGCCCCGATAAACGGACACTCCATATCCTTCAACCCCGGCCACCGTAACCGCATCCTAAGAAAAGTAAACGTCTCAACGTCGTTCTTCGTCAATTCATCCACCGCAATAGCCGCAAACTCCGCGCTCTGATACTTTGAACTGTCATCCAAATTCCTGAAACAGACAACCCCTCCCCCATACTCATTGTTCAAAACAAAACACCGCCCATAATCCTTATGATCCGAATAACCCTTGCCCAACCACTCCGGAAACTCCCGCCCAATCTTGCTTAACTGCCGATCCTTCAACGAAGGGTAATCCTCGCAAGCCAACATCACCACAACATTCTTCAATCCCCGGTGCATATACCAAAACATCAACAACCGAACCAATACCCACCTAAGAAAGTAGCTTTTCCCTCCCCCCAACGCCCCACCATACAACAAAAACTTCACAGCCTCCCTCGGAGGATTCTCAAACTGCCCGTCCAAATGCCGAACCGCCTCCATCTGACGATCCGTAAACTTCGCCAAATCCACGTCAAAATCAAAACGCGGCTGCTCCTTCTTCTCCGGCCTACCCAAAATTTAACTCCCCTCTTCGTTCCTGCAAATCTGGCATATCCCCATGACCAACCATACTTGATAAATATGGACCCCTTTCATAATTAATTCGGTAAGAACGAATAAGGTCCCACGTTATTTCATCTCTTGATCTTCGTTCTGTCTCGGTCCCACATGCATTTGCCTTACCCCTTCCCCCCACCACCTTTCTACCCATCAATCTAGTTCCTTTCATATCGCCAAGCCTTATCGGGGTTTTCGTCAATCCACGTTGAAGCCATAGCAGCCCTCCATCGACGTACCGGTGAAACATCACCAACAAACTGGACTGGGTGCGCACCATCCAACCCAGTAGAAGAACTTGGAACCCTAACTAAACCCGAACAATATGCACACGTTCCAAGTGCCAAACCATGCTTGCATTCCATCAAAACCCCCTCCGTAAATCATCCCGCGGCTCACCCATCACTCTCCCCAAAACATATCCGCAACGGACTCACCCCCAACTCATCCTTCACATAATGCGAGTAATCCTCCACGTTCGGACGCTCTACATGCCCCCCACGACCAAATACCCGCTCGTAATTCTCACGATACTCATCCGTCACCGGGATAACCCTGACTTCCATCAAATACCCTTTTGAAAATCAAAAGCTGCGTGAATGGGTATGTACGTGCCTACCCCCGCCGCCCGAAAGGGGATAGCCCCGGCCTCCCGCCCTCTGGGAAAAGGATGCTTACCGATCCATCCGGCTCTCCTGCTCTCTCCTCCCGCTGACCACCAATGTCCTATAACATACGATATGTCAACTTTGATATATGCCTCATGTTGTTGAATGTATTGCGTAATCACCAAAGTGGATACTTATGATCCACCCACATCAACTGTCTTACCGTCATCAACTGGATACTTTGTATCCACTTGACCCCTGATCTGGATCACCACCAGGGGGCGGGCGTCATTGTCCGACAGTCCGCGTTCTATGCGCTCCTTGTCATACAATAAACCCATGGCGAGGAACCGATCACGTGGGTGCATCTTTTTTATGGACTTGTGGTCGCACGTATCGATGATCTTCCTTTGTAGTTCTGCGAAGATGTCGGCTCGATAGCCTTTGAATATTTCTGTAGTTTTTCGTGGGGTTAGGTGTTTTAATCGGCGGGCGACTGTTGCATGGTCGATTGCGCCTGTGATGGATTCGATTTGTCGCGTGGTCTTTCCGGATTCGGTTAGGGCGAGGATTGTGGCATCGTCGACGGGAGATTTACGTACTGGCTTAGTTGTTTGTGCTACCATCTTTTACCTGTTTGTTGCCTGCGCGCTCTCTTGGGGTCGCGCTTGCTGGTTAGGTGGAGATGTTTTGATCAATTTGGGGTTTATGGTTTGCTTTGATCCCCCTTTGCGCTTCGCTTCGCTTGCGGCCCCCGGAGGGGGGAGGTACTGCATCTGTATATTATTATATGTAACAGAGGGGGTGACAAAACGGGGTGCGAGACATGCGGGACGTTGTGGATATTATTACCGATAAATTTATTTTCAGGGGTGCCAAAATGTGGTTTGGTACAATTTTGTCCGGTGGTATTTTCGGTACAATTTTGTACCGCGGTTGCGCAAGTGAGTGAAATTGGTTGATTATTTGCCTTAGCGGGGCTTGGATTGGTGCTGGGGTGGAACATTTTTGTATCATTTTGCACCACAGTATTTTGTGATGTTTTGGTGTGATATTTTTTTGTTGCAGATTTATTCCTTTATATTTCAATGGTTTGTGATTTATTTTGCAATTTATTATTTTTTGGCACGGCGGATGCAGTATAGATGGTCAAACGGGCACGGTGCCCCCAAAAAAACAGGAGGGATGGAAAAATGAAGATCATCGAAGCAAGGAAAGCAGAAACAACGATCAAACGCCCGGACGGAAGAATTGACATTGGAATCCATCCTAAAATTGATTACTTTACCCCCGGTCTTTTTGCCCAGATGCAAAAAGCCATGATGGATGCGGGACGCGGTGAAGTTATCTCTTATCGCAACATCGAAGCAGTTGTTGAGATGGAGGAATCCGATTATCAAACCCGCTGCACCCGCTGCGGCAAACAGATCGACACGCGGACGGCAAAACATCAACGGGAATGGACGCGCTTCGGCGGATCGAAGGTGCAGGTTGATGCTCATTATTGCGATGGTTGTTTTTCCCTCCTCCGGAGCATCGGGGCCGGGGAGCGAACGGAATTGGAAGAACGGGCCGGATATGTTCCGAGCTACGAACTGACCACGAAAACAGATTTCTAATCGAAAAAGGAGAACGAACATGAAAAAACTTTATGAAATCTATTATCAGGAAGTCGGGGAGACATCACTATCGGAGAGAATTTACCCATTTGAATCTGATCAGGTTTCCGAATGGGAAACTCCTGGTGAATTGATGAACTTTATGGGGAGTGAGGATAATTATCCCCACGGTGGAATCAAAACCGCAGACGGGTATTTCGTAACATTTGAGGATGGTTATGAGGTGAAAGTAACACTATAAAATAAATGGGGGAGAAATCATGGAAAATGCATGGATAAATACAATAGAATCGATGAGGTACAACATCAACGAGAAGCAAAAAATGATCGAGCGGCTCGTGGGGGAGCAGGGGGATTTGGTGGACGTACTGGATACCATCCTGCATGAGTGGGATGATTATCGGAGAATTACGCCAGTGGTGTACAGGGACGCAAGGGCTGTACTGGCAAAAAAAGAGAGGGGGATTGCAAAATGAAGCACACACCGGGACCGTGGAAAGCATATAAACGATCTTCGGGGACCACACTAATCGAGGTATCGGGAATGGAATTGCGAAGCGTTATCGCGCGGATTAATGATAACGAACTGTGTGTTTCGCACGGGGGGAACTACGAGGCAAATGCTTGTTTAATCGCCGCCGCGCCGGAGCTGTTGGAGGCGCTAAAAAAATGTATTGAATGGGCGGGATACGTAGAGGGGGCGGAAGATGATTATGAAGAGTTGAAACAATTCAAATGTTTCCGGGATGCTGTTGCTGTTATCGCCAAGGCAGAGGGGAGGGGCTGACGTGTATTGGATATATTTTAGGGGAACCCGCAATGGAGAATACATCGAAGCTGAAACCATGAACACAGCAAAATGGATACTGGCGTATAAACATGGGCTTAAAAGTATCTCCTATATTGCTGGTAAAAAAATAAAATAGATAATTGGTGAGAGATGGGCCCGGCTAACCACCGGGCTTTTTTATTGTATTTTCCCGCGTAGTATTTTCAGTGCGGATAGCCAGCGGCGGGTAACGGTACGGGGAGAGATTTTTACCTGTTCGGAAATTTCAGAGAGAGATAAATCTTGATATATTTTGAGGGTTACGATTGTGCCGAGGTTTGTGGGGAGGTCTCGGATCATGTCGATCAGTCCCCGTGGATCGGATTCTGGGTTCGGAAATAGTTCCATTATAACCTCGGGATATTTATCATATTTTATGCTTCGCCTCCTCATGGATTGTTTTTGAATATCCTTGTATATCTGGCATTGCATACAAGACCTCGTTCCCCTTCCCCGGTTGTATTGATCGCATGACGGGCATTTCAGCATTTTACACCCAACAGGTACTTGGTTCTTTGGCGTCTTTGTTAAGTGATTTTATATATTTCCATTCCCCTGAATCAATTTTTTCGCGTCTCATACATTCTCGTTCACACATCGTACACAGGTCGCCGTTTCTTTCGGGTCCATTATCCACCACCTGATCCCATGCGATTTTGCCGTCATATATGCGAGGCCGGACAAATCCATTCCGACGGCAATCAATTAAAATATCGCCCCATAATTTCAGCAACGGCGGTGGTATTTTGTTTCTAAAATCATCCCAACGTCTATTGTCTCCTTGTCTCTGGTATGTCGACAAATATCCGACAATGCTTTGGAAATCTGCACTATCCTCAAGGTGTGATTCCTGAAAAATCCGGCGCATCGTCATTTCCGGCATTTCCTCCGGCTTTATCAGGGGCGGATTTTTTAGCAGCTTCCCATCGTGCTGTGATTTCGGCACATTCGGCGTCTTCACGAGATTGTAGCGACCTATCCCGCGGGTCGCTCCTACTGGTTCTAATTCCGCCATTGCCATTTCCTCCATCATATTTTCCTTCAATTATTTTAACCATATTGGATTGATTAACAACCCATTCAAGGGTGGCCTTAAAATCATTAACATTTCCTGTCAAAAAAGGGCTTTGTTTTATTTTTTTGAAGTATTTCTCCCACCATTCCAAAGATTGTCTTTCAGGAGATTCTTTCCATCGAGCTCGTAGATACCCCTGTCGTTTTGGTGTCCAGATTTTTACCACTGGAAGTTCCGGTAGGATCTCATGGTAAAGAGAGATAATTTTTTCATGGGGACACGGTGCCGATTCATTGGTATGATGATGAGGTATTATGTCTTTTTCTGTATCTGTATCTGTATCTGTTATCTGGTCCGTTTCAGAAACGTTACATGAAACGTTTCTTTTTGTGATGACTTCACGATGTTTCTTTACCCTGTCGGTAACATTATCAGACTTATATTGTCTTTTATTCCAATTGGTTATTACTGGATAACCGTGTTCATTAATGGTTATTAAACCTATTCTTTGAAACGTTTCAAGAGCGCGGGAAAAATGATTAACTTGCGTTCGACATCGCAGTGACATTGATCTGACATTGACCTGACATTCGCCTGACATTGAGTTGACTTCAGATGCAATTGCTAAAAGGTAGGTCCAAATACGATACTCGTAATCGGACAATTGGAGTATTTTAACATCATCGAGCGTGTCGGTCCAGAAGCGGAACCATTTCATTTTTTATTCCCCACAAACAAAACCGCCACGAAGGGATGTCCCTGTCTGGGAGACAAGGCGACGTGACGGTCTTGCTGTGAGTTTGTTTTGATTTATTATTTCCATATCAGCATCCTCTGATGATTTTTTTATACACCCCGGCGGCCCGACCGTCAAGCGAAAAGTCTTTTGATCCGTCCCCAAAGGGATTCGTCGATTCGCGCAACGGTCCGGGCGGAATCGTAGCGGATGATGATCACCTCCTCTTGGCACGAGCACAGGCGGCGGTCATATTTATAAAGTGTTATTAGTGTATTCATATCCCCGTCTCCTTCATCCGGTCACGGGTTGCCTTGAGAAATTCGTTTTCGGCGACAATGACTTGTTTGTCATCGTTGCAATACCTAATTGCCTTTTTTAATTCGGAATTTTCCGCCCGGAGCCTGTCGATCTCCTCTGTCCATGCATTCATTTTAAGAACCTCCATTCATCAATCTGTGTTTGATTGTTTTTTGTCCTACCATATTTTTTATGGAAATCTTTATGACAGGAAACACATAAAGTAATTCCATTATTAGGGTTGAATCTAATATCTTGATGGTCTGAAAAATTATAAATATGATGTGGATGCAAAAATCCACCATTCCCACATTTTATACACTTAAAATTATCTCTCCCGAAAACCAATCCCCTCCATGTCGTAAACTCGATGCCGGTTCTGGCAAGTCTATTTTTAGGAGTAATCCCACCTTTCCAACTTGGAGATTTCGGACCCCTTTTACCAAGCATTGCTTTTTTAAGTTTTTTTATGGTTTCTTGTGAATGTTTGTGATTGTTTTGAAAAACGCCACCAATAATCCCGTTCTTCTTTTTTGTTTGACTTGCTAATTTTGCCGCAAGACTTCTTTTCTCAAAAGGAATTGATTTCATTCTTTTTGATAATATTAACTTATTAGATTCACTCATTTTATGGCCGAGAAGTGCCGCTCTTATTTTTTTCTTTGTTTCTTCGGATAAACGAGTGCCGGTCATCCGCAATCTCATTTTTTCAATAGTTTCTTCTGAAGGATGTTTCCCCGTGTTAGCCATACTTATTTTTCTTCTCGTTTCTTCTGGTAGGGGGTTCCCTGACGTCCACGGAATATGACCTTTTTGAAATCGGCTCATATCCCGACCTCCTTAACCGTTTCCCCGTCCGTTTCGCGCTGCACTTTGTCGGCGTATGTTATTGCCACGCCGAGGGCTGCCCATACATCCTTTGAAACGCCCTTCGTGACATCTTTCCCGAGCATGTCGATCAGGGCCTGCCGGATATTGCCGTCTTTTGCCCTTAGATTGCCGCACAAGAAGAGTTTTACCTCCCGACGGTAGAGGAGGTGGCTTTTATCGGGATTCTTCGCCTGGACGAACCTACCGACCCAAACGCAGGTTTCAAAAACGTCCTTCCCGACCGGCATGCCGTAGCTCGCGACCATTTCGATCACCAAAGAATCAAAATTAGTGTCCGCGATAATCTTGATCATCTCCTCGTTAGACCTGATACCCTTATTGAGGATTATTTTTTTGTCGGCATCCCAAAAAACAAACGCACTTTGAGTCGTTCCGGGATCAATGGCAAGGATATATCGTTTCCCCATTATGCTATCTCCCCGTTTATTTCGACCATATGGCCAATTACTACTTTGCACTTTGGGCATATACGGTTGTAAATGCGATCCTCAGATTCAAACATCTTTCCGCACGGCCCCATGCAGCGGATCATCATGTTTACGGGCGGTGCCGGAGGCGTTTTCAAGGCCCGCTTTTTTAACTTCTCCCGAAGGCGTTTAGCCTTCCGGTAGCACGTCACGCTGCAATAATTCTTCTGCGGTGGCAGGACCGGCGCTGCCTTACAGTGCGGACAAATCATTCCCCCTCCTGCCTGTTAGCGCAACAGTAGATCACGCGGATCGAGATGCAGAGTGGCCGCGATCTTGGCCAGCGTTTTCAGCGTAGTCGATTCAATGTCTAAAATCTTGGAATACGCTGACGAACACATCCCGAAACATCTCGAAAATTCCGATTTTGTTAGTGAAAGACGCTTCCGTTCCGCTTCGAGTTTCTTGATATTTATTTTCATGGCACGTATGGTATCAAAGGCTTTGTTGAATGTCAATAGAAATATATTCAATTTTTTTGTAAAAATATTTGAAGATTTTTCTTGACAAGCCGGGAAATGAGCGTATGATGTAGCCGCAAGATTGAAACACGCTCTTTTCCCCGCAGTACCACGCATCATTACCCTGGGCGATCCTGACGCTGGATCATAACGCCTAAGCAAAAGCACCCGTGAGGGCCGACGCGCATCGGAGCCGTACAGATAGCAGCACATCCGAGGCGGACTTGTGGGGGATCAACCAGCTCTTTTATTTCTGCTTTGAAAGGAGGCGCCGCGTCATCATTGTTCGTAAATAAAAAACAGGAGGTGAAATGGAAAGAATGGATGAGCAAGCAAAAAAGAAAGCCGAAGTTGAACCAAAGCGGTACCGGGAATTTACGGTTACACCTGGAATGTGCGGATTCAAGGTCAAGATCGGATGCTCAGAGGCGTATTTTTCAACAGCACCGCAGTTAAGTGACGCGATAGCAGAATATCTATTTGATCCCCAGGGAACGACGGACAAAATGATTAGCGGTGACATCCGGCTGCTTAGTATCCCTGCGGGCGGAGCGGACATCCCACAACCGCCCTTGAACGTTGCACAAGAACGGTTAGGGGTTTCCCGGTAGAAGCCCAAAACCGGGGGGCGATTCTGAGTTCCGGGGGTGTGGGTTGCAGGCCCCCGGAGCCACCAAAGGAGGTTTTTATGGATTACATCATTTTTCTATCGGGCGTAGTTGTCGGGGTAGTTGTGGCAATGCTTTGCGTCGGCTTGATGCTCAGAAGCGAGAAAGGCGCGGTGGGGAGAAGGGTATGACACACACCCTTGAAGATACCCACCGCTATGATCCACCGCCGGACGATGATTTGGAAGAACGGCTACGGGAACACGAGGTAGCAAGGGAAGCCGAGGATGATTTCAGGCTGCATCAACGGTACGAGAGGGAGATAGGGGACAGATAATGGACTTTGATGATATTCTGGCCGATTTCGCCCAAAAAAGTGAAATTGAGTGTGTGGAGTGCGGAAAGCCATGTCTCGGAACATTTATTAAGGGGAGGCCCGTATCGGCCTGTTGTGGGGCAAAGTACCAAAAAAGAGAAAATAAAACGAGGGGAAGAGGAAGGGGCAACAAGTGATCTACTGTGAAGATTGCACATGGTTAGAGGAGGCTGAGAATTTGAAATACGCTCATTGCCTGAATCCGGCGGCTGGCAAACCGGATGAAAGTAATTGCTTTGTTTCACGGAAATTCAAAAAGACAACTGAATATTACTATGCGAGTACAGAGCGGTCCAATGCAATAAGTTGTGGCCCCAGCGGGAAGAACTTTGAACCGAAAAAGGAGGGGAACCATGATGAAAATAGGCCCATACATAATAATGAAAGCTGCGAATCATCCGGCATTTCTGAAAGCGGAGAAGCTTGCCCGGTGCCTCAGCTATAACGACATTGAGGAGATTTTGGCCGGAAAACGGCACGTTCACCGGAATCCCATCAAGCGGAAGACGTGGATTCCCAGCGCGGACGGATTGAAAACATTACAGGACGCGGGACTTTATCCGAAGGCGGGGGAATAGGAGGGGGTATGGAGGGAGATGAAGTGATCATAAAGGATAAGACTATAAAAGAAAAAGTGGATGTGTCTGATGCTGAATGTATGAAACGATCCTGTTACTGGCCCCGTCCCGATCCGGGCGTTTTTACGCAAGGGCAGGGATACCGGCAACGATCAGGGAAACAGGGATGGCTGTGTGGAAACCGGGAAATTAGAGGATGTCCGATTCCTAAACCGGAACCGATTAATCGAAACCGAAAGAAGACTGGTTGACGTCATTCAGACATTACGCAAGAAGGCAGAGGAATAGGAGGGGTATGAGCGAAATAGCGGAACGCGCCAGCGAACAGGGTCATTGGTATCGACGGGACGGTTCCCCCGCCTATACAATAATCGGCAAGAATGGCGCAGAACGCCCCACGACGCTGCGGGATGCGCGGAAAGAGGGCCTTGTCCCAAGCGTGACGACAATAATCCGTTGTGCGGCGGCTCCCGGTTTGACAAACTGGATGATAGACCAGGCCATTTTAGCGGCCCTGACACTCCCCAAGCTCGATGGAGAGGACGAGACGGCATATCTATCGCGTATCAAGGCGGATTCAAAGGAACAGGCAAGGAAAGCGGCAGAGCGGGGAACTTTTATTCATGCTCAGGTACAGGGAGGTTTCGAGGGGAAGGTATTTGAAAACCTGTATTACACGAAAGCCGCGCTTGAACTCCAAAACCAATGCGGCCCACAAGAGTGGATTTGCGAGAAGAGTTTTGCGGCGCGCCGCTATGGAGGAAAGGTTGATCTTCATTCCGATGAATATCTGATTGATGTTAAAACCACCGACAAAGACATTGCCACTGTCAAGACATGGGATGAACACGCCATGCAATGCGCTGCCTACGATGCGGGAATCCATGAACCGAATCATCCGGGGCGTAAAAGCGGTATTTTGTACATTAATTCAATAACGGCAGAGTCAAGAGTTATCTGGATACCCGACGAAGAAATTAGCAAGGGATGGGAATGTTTTCTGGCGTTGCTTGATTTTTACTACGCCAAAACAGGATTGGAGGCGACATAATGGAAAACGCAGTAGCGATAAAAGATGATTTCAAAATAACCGCAGTCGATGTACGCAAATACTTTGCCCCGAACGCGACGGAAAAGGAGTTCGGGATACTCATGGGGATCTGCCAATCCTTCAAACTCAATCCGTTCAAACGAGAGGTTCACTTTGTTAAGTACGGTACCGCTGCCGCCTCCATCATTACCGGATATGAAATATATCTAAAAAGGGCGGAACGCACCGGAAAGCTCGATGGTTGGAAATGCTGGATTGAGAAAGACGACTTGGGGGAGAAGGCCGTCATTGAGATCAAACGCAAAGACCAATCCATGCCGATCCGCTGGGAAGTATATCGCAAAGAGTTCGATAAACAACAAAGCACATGGAAGTCCATGCCGACTTTCATGCTGAAAAAAGTCGCTATCGCCCAAGGATTCCGGCTTGCCTTCCCGGATGATCTTGGGGGAATGCCCTATATCCCAGAAGAAATGCCGCACGACAAGGGCGGGGGAGTATCGGAGGCATTGCCGAAAGAGGAGGTTGTGGAAACATCCGTCGAGGATGTGCCCGAAACCCCCACGGAAACAGCGGTAAAATTAGCCACAGCGGATCAGGTAAAGCTAATCCAGATCAAGATGCGGGAACGGGGAATCGTTGAACGTGAGGCGATTTTGAACGATTTAACGGAATTTTGCGCGAGGCCCATTCATTCGTCAAAGGAACTGACCTTCGACGAGGCTAACGATTGGATAAAGGCAAATTCAAAAGAGGCCGCATGAGAAAGACAGCGCCCGGAGAATGTCCTGAGCGTCCGGGGTGCTTCATGTTCGTCTGGTATTGTGCGAAGTGCAAGAGCCGGGAAGCGTGCCCGGCGTGGGGGGATGAATGATCGACATATCGAAAGGACGATTTTGGGATTTGCCGTGGTCGCTGGTTGATGGTTGCACCCCCTGTTCGCCGGGGTGTGATCATTGTTGGTCGGCGAGCATGACGAGACGGTTTTATATAAAGCGTCTCATTTTTGCTCATCAGGACGTGGTTGATGTCAATTGTAAGTTCACTGGCCACATTCAGATCCACTCCGACCGCCTCTCCGTCCCCCTGAAGCGCAGAAAGCCGACCGTGTATGCGGTATGGAATGACCTTTTCCATGAGGCGGTACCATTTGACTTCATCCTTTCCGCCCTTGCCCATGCCGTTGGACGGTATGATCGACACAAATACCTGATCCTAACGAAGCGCCCAACCCGGATGGTTGAGTTTTTCCGTTGGATGGATACCGAGGCGCCGTACCGGGTCGAACTGAGCCGTGAATGCTGGTGGTGGGGCCTCACCGTCTGCAACCAGGCCGAGGCTGACGCGAAGATCCCCATTTTCCTCCAGGTGCCGGGGAAAAAGTTTCTGAGCATTGAGCCATGTTTATCGCACATAAACTTGACTAAATATCTCAATCGTGATAAACTGCAAGAAAATAACGAAGGGGGTGTTTATCACGAAAGAGAACGAAACGGCGTTTATGTGTCAGGTTGCGATGGGTGTGTTTTCAATAGACGGACAGGGGAGGATTTGGAGAAACAAGCGATTATCGGGAAGCCGAAGCGGGAACAAGTCAATAGAGCGTTCCTTACAAACAGCGAGAAGGGCGGAAACGTCGGAATCGCAGAACCATCTACGGGTGATGTTCACTTACGAGGGGAAGCGCCATGCGATCTACGCGCACCGTGCTGTATGGATGTACCTGAACGCACAGGAAATCCCGGAAGTCATGGAGATAAACCACAAAGACGGGAACCCGAAGAACAATTATCCGGGCAATTTAGAATTAGCCACGAGACAGGAGAACACCCTACATGCTGGACAGGTGTTGAAAGTTTTAGGGAAGAAAGAACAGCGAGGGGAGAAGAACACGAGCGCGAAACTGAAAGCAGAGGATGTCCTTGTAATTCGATCCATGTGGGACAAGAAGCAAATGACCCAGGGGGCGATGGCAAAGCATTTCAATGTGTCGCAAGTCACGATCAACGAAGTTTGTCTAAGAAAGACATGGAAGCATCTCCCATAAACTGCGTGATCCTCGGCGGTGAAACCGGCCCCGGAGCGCGGCCCCTCCATCCGGATTGGGTAAGGTCTGTTAGAGATCAATGCTCGGCGGCAGGGGTGCCGTTCTTCTTCAAGGGGTGGGGTAAGTGGGGGCTGAACTGGATGTACGACCCAAAAAAGAATTATGAGAAAATCCCCGGATCGGAATGGATGGACAAGGGGATAAAAAACACAGGTCGCCTCCTCGATGGCCGGACGCATGATGAGCTGCCGTGGAGGAAAGCATGAACGTAAATCAAATCGTAACAAAGTACCTCGCGGATAATGGGTATGACGGACTATGTGATGATGAGTGCGGCTGTCGAAAAACAGATTTATTCCCCTGTGGAAGCGATCCCGGTAGGTGCAAACCCGGATACATCGAGTGGTACAAGAATGAGTGGGGGAAAAGGGTATGGCGGATTGAGTTGGAGAAGAAATGAAAGGTTGTCATGCGGCGTGGAAGAAATTGCTTGACAGTTAATAAATGGCGTGATATATTACCACCAAAAGGAGGTAATACTTATGAACACACGTCAAAAGGGAGATTATTCGGAAGTTGTTGTTTTGGCGGCTATGTTGGCACGAGAAAAAAGAGTAGCAATCCCATACGGAAATTCTCAAGGATTCGATTTACTTGTTTTTGGGAGCGATGGTTACTGGAAAATGATTCAAGTAAAAACAGCATATCGCCGAGGGAAAAGAGGAAATAGAATCTATGTTGACACTATGAGAGGTACGGGGGCCAGTGGAATAAGATGTAGGGGATATCTTCCGGGAGCATTTGATTTTTTGATAGCAGTCTTACCAAAAGAAAATTTGTTTTGGGTGATACCATTTAAGGAAATGGAGGGCCGAAGATGTTTAACGCTTCCAGAAGAAAGATTGCACGGATGGGACTTAATATAGACTGGTACTCAAGCCCGGCCATGACAACCGACCTTGAAATTGGTCACGGGAGAAAGTAGGTGTCGATGCGGAGTAATGCTGAGCCTAAGCCGAATGGTGGAGGGTCAAACCTGGGAAGCCCGATTCGGACCCGTGACCATCTTTGAAATGCTGGCGTGGCGGAAGAGTAAAGACGCTCCTAAACTGCAATAGACACCTGCCGGGGAACCCGGTCTTGCAGTACCCACGGGGTTCATGCAGGTATCGAATCCTGCCGCCAGCAGATTTTTGAAAGGAGAACACAATGCCCGATACCTGTATTTGCCCTGATTGCCATTCTTCCCTCGATGTTGAGATATACGGCAACGATCTTGAGTGTTCGGAATGTGGGTGTAAGTTGTCAGTATATCCCGATAGTGCAATCCGGGTGGATACGCCGGTGGGAACATTGTGGGTAACTTTACCGTGGAGGGGAGAAATATGATCCAGACACATATCAATGATATTAAGAGCATATTGGTTACATCTGCTGAGGCGGAAGAAATTAACAGAGAGGACGCGAATATTTGTTTGCTTACGCTGGCAGACATTTATACCGACCACCTTGCTGCCCTCGAAGCGGCGGTGAAGGAGAAGGCTGAGGAGATAGGAATATGCAGACTGGAGTTTCAGAAGATAGGCATCGCATTGAATTTGCTTCCCGGCAGCGTTCTACCAAGTAGTATCATCCCGAAGATCGCCTCACTGACCTCCGAGCGGGATGAATACCGCAGCAGCAGCAACACGCAAAAGGCTTTGCTGGGGTATCAGGCGGAGGTTATCAAGAAACAGGCGGCGGAGATCAAACGACTAAGTAATGCGTTTCAATACTTATCTCGTATTTTGTCGGAGGATACGGAGGCATATCGAGTTACACAAGCCGCCCTCCATAAGTGAGAGAAGCCGTTCACCGGGACTATCGACCCAGACTATGAATGGAAGGAGAAACCATGACTGACGACGACCGTAAGATACTGACGGAATACATCGGTGAGTGCTGGCATATTGATGGTGCCATGTCACACGAATTTTGTCCCTGTGGAGTGCGTCACGCATTCTACATAGATGGGGCCATGAATCGTACCTTCGACACCCCAGATGATCTTCATGCCGTCTATTCCAAGATGTGCAAGAAGGGGGGATGGGCGGAGTTTCAAAATGAAATGGTCTATAAGTTTAGAGAAATAGAAAAAGATGATTACACAAGATGGTTTATTGCTAACTTTGAAAAATGGCTTTTCTGCCTCAACTGCCCGGACGAGATCCTGGAGCGGATGAAGATGGTGGCTGAGTTTATTAAGGGGAAAGGAGGCTTATAAATGTTAAGCGAAGTTAGCCGGAAGATTCTCACGGAGGAAGTGCTGGGGGAGAAATGGCATAAACTCATATTTGACCCGTCAAGGGAAATCCATACAGGATGTGTTTGCGGACAAGGAATCACTACTCATGACCACCATAACCGCACCTTCACCGCTCCCGACGATGTCTTTGCCGTCAAGGATGCGATTGTGAAGATGGGGAGGTGGGAGGAGTTTCTTGAGTTTGCAGCAGAGGCTGCATCAGGATGCTTCATCATCCGAATAGAAAAGAAGTTAAATTTTTATCCTTTTACGTTTATAGACTGGCTCTTCCGCACCGTCAACGAGAAGGGAGATCCGCATTTCTGCCAACTGGCAGTGGACTGGTGGAAGGAGATGAGGGGATGAACAGCACAACAGTTTCAGGAATTGGTTTAGGATCAATCATCGCCGTTACAATTTCATGGTCTATTAATCATTCTATTCTATGGGCTATTCTACATGGTGTGTTCTCGTGGTTCTATGTGATTTATTACGCAATAATTAGATGAAGGAGATAAGAAAAATGGCTAACAGCGCAAGATCGTTCTGGACCATGATAGGGTTTCGGTAGTCGGAAACTGATTGACTACATTATGAGGAGGAAATATGCTAAAGAAAACCAAAAGCTTGATTAAAGAGATGATGCACGATAAAGTACGCGAAGAGATCAAGATCCACAGGGCAGTATCACACACTGCTGAAATCTCATGTGAGGTCTGCGGATGTCTCTTGCCGAGCGATGCAGCGAGCGGAAAGAAAGAAGTGCGAGCCGTGAATGCATTCACGGACTGGTTTGCTCCCGAACATTATATTTACACTCCCCGATATTGCAAGATTCATATTCCTCCAAAGGAGGCGTCATGAAATATCTATGGCTACTCGCTGCCCTTACGGTGGCTGGTGTGATTATCATGTGCAACATCAAGCAGACGAATGACTGGGTCGCTCAGCATCAGCCTAAGCAAGACGCCGTTCAAATGGCAATGGACGCATTGCAAGGCAACCCTACCGCGGCAGGGCAGAAGAAATAACTATTTTGAAATGCTAATCCTATCTCCAAACCACGAGGAGACTATCGCTTCACTCGCAAGCCGGATTCCCGCTAAGGTATCCGTCATTGCCGGGTCTGGTTTCCAGCCCGAAAGAGATCCGATGACCATCCCTGAGAGAATAAGCAATGCTCCAATGACTCCAAGTGGTCTGATTGAAGCCCGAATATTTACGACCCACTGAGAAGGAGTTCCGGTAACGTCACGGTTGAAGAATGACACTTGTGCCTGAAGCCAACCAGTGATCGCGGTGACGTATCCGGGAAGGACATCCGGTTTTGTGGTCGCCAAAGTGGACATCGTCGCTTCTGGCGTATCTTGCTCTTTCTTCAAGAACTTCTTTTTTACAAAATCGACTACTGGGGGTAGCAACAACCCTCCTATTGCCACGATTGCATCGAGTCCGAACATAACTCCTCCTATCCCTCTTTGAAAAATTCATGGTGCGCTATAACCTTGATCGGCGTCATCCCCGCCTTGATCCATTTCTCTCGTGTCTTTCCCGCCGTCTTTGGGTTCAAGTATTGGCAACAATTAACAGCCGCAAGGTCTGGATCGCGGGAGATTGTGCCCTGCAACATACCCAAAGCGATGGCTGCACACTCCTGCAAAGCCTCGTCTTTCGCATAAGACCCTACCCAATCGGTAGCTATACGGACTGCCTCCTCGTAATAATCTTCACCCGCTTCCGGCATGGTCCAAGAGAATTGCCAAGGCCAAAGGATGACCTCCTGAATGGTATTACCATCCCACTTTCGGTGGTCAACACGCTCAAGGATGACCGTACCGACGGCGATTCGACCTTCCTGTGGCTCTCCGGAAGCCTCGCGCTCGATACAAAGGCCCATGAGTTGCCATGTAGCCAAAAGCGTGAAAATTCTTTTGTGTTCAGGCCTCATTTTTTTCACCCCCTTCAATAAGTGACACGATCCACAAGCTCGGGCAAAATAAAGTGTTTCATTAAATATTACTCCCTCGGGTTTACCCTTCTTTCAATGACACGATCCAGTTTTGATTCTATTTTATCTAACCACGATTCAAAGCCATCAACTCTTTGGCACATACCGGAATGATCAGCACAATGTCCGTTCGACTTCCCATCCTTCGCAAAAGACCGAATCGCAGTAATAGCTACTCCTCCGCCCGCAACCACCACACCTGCTATTGCTACTCCAGATCCAAGCTCCATCGCCATTCCTTTCACAACTGAATTGGCCGAACTGTTACACGCTTACTGTTACGGTGTTACCTCTACCCGCTGATTCCAGAACGGTCTTCCATGCGAGTCCGGTAGCTGATGGGACAGCGCAGTTTCCGGAAACATCTACCGTATGTCCGGCGTAGATCGTCGAGGTGCTTTCATTGGTAACTGTTCCATCAAGGTCTTCGGTTGCGGGGGTGATCGTAGGAATTACAAACGGAGCAGGTGAAGCTCCATCGGCACTTATTCCAGCGTATATTGCCTCCGATACGGGACAAGAATAACTAATTTCAATTCCTGTTACTCCTGCCGCCTTAGCAGCAATAGTTCTCGAAAAACTTACCTCTGCTTCTTCGACTGTAAGGAATCCTTCCATTGTTGGATGTGCTGCGGCGCAACTATAATCCGTACCGGGAGTCCCCGTATGGTCAATAGCCGCACTTATGTTTGCCCCGGAACCATTCAGACCGTTTATCAAAACCTCTCCTTCTGTTGGAGTAAGAGTAGTTCGGAAAGTGTAGACCTTTCCATCAATAGTTACAGTATCACCGTTAGCAGGAGTTCCGGTAAATTCAATAGACCCATAACAGAAGGACGAGTTAGTAAAAATTATATCGGCACCGTCCGATTCGATATTGACCCCTTCTGCGGCAAAATAACCGAATCTATTCTCAAGAACAAAATCTATTGCCGACTGTGCGAGGCTTGTATTCCATGTGACAGTTTCCGTTCCCGCGCCTATTCCCGCTATCGTCGCCGTCCCGTTTGTGCCGGTCAGCGTAACAACAAGCCTTTCGCTTCCGAGCATGGCAAGGGATTTAAGCACTCCGTCCACCGATGCCTCTGTAAGCGTCGGGGAGGTGATGGTTACGTCGCCGCCGACAGAAAGTATGCCGGTTCCGAGGGTGAAGGTGGTCATGCCGTCTGTACCAGCAGATAACGTAATATCTGACCCAATGTGTTCTATTGAGGGTAAAAGAAACTCAGTGAGGGAAGGCATCGCTGATAGCTGAAGTTTTTTGCCAATAATAGTTAATCCGGTGGCAATAAGACTCGTCAAATTGTTTAGACCACTGTCTTCCGCACATAGTAAATCTTCGCCTATTATAGCAACAGATGATATATTATATTCTGTTACCGTTGTTGTCATGTCCGGAGAAAAGCTATTTTTTATCCCAACTACATCAGTGAAGGTTATCGTAATACAGCCCTCGCCTATGTAGTCCCATTTTTCAATCCACTTCCCACTTGCTGTGTAGATCGTATCGTCAATCTGCACCCCGATAGGCTGGATCACGTTGACAACGAAAGGCTGTACAGGCGTACCGGTGTAGGTTACGGTGATGGGAAGCAAACTCGGATCTTGTCCATTAATTTGAACACTCATTTTAATCCTCCTTATGCTGAAACGGCAAGGTATCCGCCGCTGACGACGGCCCTGCTCTGTGCTACAACGGTGACGGCATATGCACTTCCATGCGCCCCGCCTGCGATAGTCAGTTGAATCTTCGTGCCGACGTTGATAACAAGACTCCCCGTCCACGATAAATCGGCTTCGGTCAAAAGATTGGCAACCGCGCCATTGACAGCGGAAATGATTACTCCTGGCGTTGCATCGTCCGTCTGGACAGAGATTGAAGTAAGCGCGCCTCCCACGTTTCCAGTAGGAAGTTTGAAATTCAACTTTTCCAGTACGACGGCCTGTGTGGTTCCTGTCAGAAGATCATAGGTCGAAGCGGCCTGGTTAAGACTTTCCGTTGTAGAAACGATCTGGAGTTTTCCGGCGGTCGTTGCCGAAGCAATGCCATCTACCACTCCGTCAACCGTGATGAGGTCAGTCACAAGTTGCTTGAGATAGGCCATTGCTACCTTAGCATCCGATACCGCTCCCGTAGCCGCCACCGCGTCCAATGCACCCAAGACGGACGCAAGAGCCGCGTTATCGGTCCCGCGCATTGCAGTTGTTGGAATAGCTGCCACGCCATCTGCAATGGCCTCAAGGGAATCCGTGGTGTTATTGTATGAACTCGTATCCCCGTTTGTTACCTTGGATAAAACCTTCGCCAACATGGAAGCATCAACGCAACTTGCCGGGAATGCACCTGCCCCATCCGTTACGGCGTATAAATGATCAACATATCCAATGGCCGGCTTAAGTTGGTCAAGCAGCACGTCGTTGACGCTGTCCGCGGTATTAGTCTCAGGAATCGCCGTATTCAAGGCCGTATCAACAGCCGCGTTAATTGCATCGGTATCGGTCGTGTCTAAACTTACTTCCGCGAGATTAGGATCTGTCTGGATTGCCATTGTTCGTTCCTCCTCTTAGGTGTTAGCGCGGCCATAGAGGTAGGCCCGCATAATAGATTGATCTGCTCCGTTGTTTCTGATTCTCATTCGTACATATTTAGCCAGTGTTTCAATCGACCACGACGCGGCGGTTCCCCCGGTAACGGCAACGGTCGTGGTATAGTCAACATTTGATTTATCGCCGGATTGGTCGATATAGACGGAACAATTACCGGATGAATTGATTACCCCGGTGAGTTTCGCCCATCGTTCGACGTTGACCCATGCGCCGATGTATTCCTGATTGATGACAATTGTTTCTCCGGCATTGTCTGCGGTGATTACGCTTCCCGTTGTCAGTTTGTTGGCAGCAACTATTGTGAGAAGATGGGTTGTGTTGTTCCCCGTCTGCGCGGAACCGGATACATTGATGTAATCGCCTACCTCAAACGTAGTCGTTCCGATCCCCGAAGCCGCCAAGGAATCGTCGGCTTCCGCGAACGTAACATCTGTCCCGGTCCAATACTGAAGTAACTCCGTCGTCTTGTCTAATTGGTGCAAAATCTGGCTTATCATGCTTTGTTCCTCCTTCTGGTTAGCCTTTCATGGTTTCTTATAAAATAACTTCTTAATTTCGTTTGCCTCTCTGAATGTGATTCCTTGCGTCGGTGTCATGTCCTTTTTGGACAAGACTCCACGACTGATTTCGGTTTCAGGATTGGCTAACGAGAATGTTTCTCTGGCTGATGCACCGGGAATTTCTGCGGTTTCGTTTGTGAACGTACCTTTGACGTTATGCTTTTGGGCTAACGCGGTGAAATAGTCGTCCAGTTCGGCGTCGATTATTTCTTGGGGGAGATCAATCCCTTCCGCTCTAAGTGTTTCCGAAATCCCGGCGTTAAGATTTTGACTGCTTTTGCCGATTGCTCCGGGGTCAATTCCTTCGGCGGTAAGCTCTTCTGTGATTCTTGCATACGGTTCTGCCTCCTTTTTGGCCGCACTGATTATATCATCATATATTGCGCCTTGTCTATCGGTAAGTTGCCCCTTAAATGTACGCGGCACGGGTTCAGTTTTCAGCAGATATTTGTTGATGAATGAAATCGTCTCTTTTTGCGTCAGATCATGCTTTTTGGCGATGTCCCTGTACCATTGCGGATAAGATGAACCCCACGCGAAAGTTTCACCGCCGACTTCATTGACACCTCTTGGCGCACCAGCCTGAAGTTGAGACTTCATTTCCGAAAAAGCGAATTTCGCTTCATCGGTTGACGGCCAATCCTGTCCGGGTTCGGGTGCGGCTTTTATCTCCGCAAGTTTTGCGTCCCAAGTCTCCGGCTGTTTTCCTCCCAACGTTGCCCCGGGTTGAACGATCTGGGGGGTGGACGACTCAGTACCCGGACGCTGGAGAATGTTTTCAGGGGGGACTTCGGGCGGACGTTTCGGCACAATACTCCCCGAAGCGGCGGTCTCTGGTGCCGACAAAGGGCCGCTTAAATTAGGGCGGGGGCCAGGAGGAATATCGGGATTATATGGCATCCTGATAGTCTTTGATGGTACGGGAAGATAAGGCAAATCTTCTGGTAAGATGAATCCCTGTCCTTCTAACTGCAACGGTGTTTCATAAGGTGCGCGAAGTAATTTCTGGTCGGGGAAAGTGAATCCCTGACCTGCTGGTAATTCTAATGGTGTTTCATAAGGCGCACGGAGCATCTTTTGATTCGGCGGTTGTGGACGGATAGGCCATAAAACTTCGGGTGGCGGACCTTCTGCGGGTCCGGTCGGGCCGATGGGTGATCCTTTTTTGTCAACCATCTTGAGTTCGTCATTGATGATTTTCAGATTCTTTACCAGTGAATCCTCAAGATCAATGAAGTTTTTAACCTTGTACCCCAGTCCACGCGGAAGCAATTTCAGAACAGCTCCCTTGACCGTTCCAAGAGTAGCAATATCTAAGGCGGCAAGAACTCCGCGACCAATCTTTTCACCCAAACCTCTTTCGTCTATTTTCTGGCGGAGTCTGTTTGCGGCCTCCACATTCTTGTCAATTAGACGCCGGGTATTATAGAGTGCCGACATAGTTGAATCGAGTTCCTTTGCGGTTTCCCCCATTCCCCTTCTCGCAACTTCTTTTAATCCGGATCGGACATTCTCATATGTCTGTGCGCTTACACTGGTAAGGGGAGTGCCGACAGTCGGACTGAAAGCCTTAAATTCGGACCCATAGACCCTTGCAAGATCATTTACTTCTTTCTTAGTAAGCCCCGTGGTCATGGCCTTATCGAGAAGTTCCGACATGTTTCCGGCTTTGACTGCATCCCCTGTCTTTTCGTAAAGTTCCGCTAAGTTTTCAATGGACGTTTCCACATAATTACTCTCGACGGCCGTTCCACCCTTTGTTTTCTGAACCGTTGAAAGCTCGTCCAATCTATAAACTTTCGGATCTTTCAGTAATTCCGTATCAACCTGTCGGGCATAATCGGGAATCGCGGTATCAATCTTTTTGCTCAAATCGGAATATGTCTTAACATCGCTTGTATCTATTGCCGCAAGTGCCTGTTTCCCTTTCGCGTAGTCTTTTGTAAGTTCAGCAGATTTCCCCTGCAATACTTGGCCCAATGCCTGTTCTGGTGTGGGTTTGGGTTTGATGAGATTCACGGCATCCATAGTCGTTTCTTTTGCAATCCCCTTGATTGCCGGACCCATAGTCTTTGCAAGTTGATACGCGGGAATCAAATTAAGGGCATTCAAACCAGCCTCAACATCCTCAGCGGCCCGGGGAAATTCTTTCGCCAATGCCCCGGCAACCTCTTTCGCACCCCGAAGAGTGGTTACCTGAGCTTTCCCAATATCCGTATTCGCCAAATAATCAACCGTATCGCTGATCGACTTTTGGGTTTGTGGATCGACACCATATTCGTATGCCTTCTTCGCCCCCGTCATCATAATGTCTCCGGCGGCGCGTCCTAAATGTCCCGCAACCCGCAAGGCATTTTCAGGATCTACGCCGAAGATTTTGGGATTTGTCTGTGGGGTAGATGGTGTCACAAATTCATTATATGCATTCCCGATGTCCGTTCCGATACGGGAAAGAAGGCCGGGCTGTTCGACGGGCTCGGGAGTAGGCGGTTTTGTCCCCGCCAGTTCCCTCATTAATTCCTCGTCGGAATAATTCGATGCTTCCGAAACGGGAGGAGGGGTATTCCCCGCCAACATTCCCATCAATTCTTCATTAGAATAGGATTCCAAATTCATCGGATTAATCCCCTTCTTCTGGCTTCTGCTTCCAATTCTGCTCTTGTCGGTTTTGGCTTTTCGGTGCTTGCTGTATTCCGTCCGATGTAACCATGCGCCTTTGCTACCTCTGGATATTCCCTTGAAACGTCCTCAATGGTCTTATTATACTGAGCAACTACGTTGCGTGATTCCGTGGCGTAGTAATTAAACAGAAGTTTCGCGGCTTCGCGGGATGTCTTTATACTGCCACCCGATAGGCGTTGCATGAGGTCTTGTTCATAATTGGATACTTGACCGGAGCCGACCAGCATCAGACGCATGGAACCGACACCCGCCCGCGCCATTAATTGATACGCCTGCGCTTCGGACATAATTTTTGTATCCATGCCTAACGCTTCCGCTACCGGCGCAAGGATTCCTTTCAATCCAGGAACAAGACCGCCCGCGCCATTTTCGGCCATCTTCGCAAGGTTTTCGTACATAATGACACGCCTCTCCGCCGCCTCTGCATCTATCTTCTTTTTTGGCAATGCTTTGACGATCGGACCGTAGATGTCCTTGTTGGTCATTTCGCCTTTGCCCTCATTTTTAGCAGCGGCTACGGAAACCTCATCTTCTTGCATCTTTTTTAGTGCCGCCGCGGCTATCTTGTCCCCTTTCTGCGAACGTTCATATAGGGATACCTTTGTTGGCAACGAGGTCTTGTCTCTTTCTGCCTCTGCCTTATCGAAAATGGATTTAAGAATGGTAAGTTCCTTGTCCCGCGCCTGTTTTCCGGCCTGTGCAACAGTTGCATGGAAAGCCGCCGTCTCTCTCGGATTCATCAGGAATTCATCAATCGCGGAGTAGCTTTTCCGGTAATCCGCAGCACCCTGTTTCTCTGCGGCATCCAAATCCGGCGCGGCCATCGCCTCCATTTTTTTCCATCGTTCGTAAGAGGTCAACTGTTCATCGGTTGGCTTTCCGGGGATGTTCGCCCTTGGCTGCGCCCTACGCCTAATCTCCTCTTCTGATATTTCTCCCCTATCATAGGCGGCCATCGTATCTTGAATTTCCTTGACGTACTCAGGTGATGCTGGTTCATCACCCCAGGGTGCTTTCGTCCATACCCCTTTATTTCCCTTATCCATGATAAGTTTATTGCCATAACCCATTATCGTCCCGGCGTGTTCCGGCACGGGTTCGGACAGCACTTCAGGAGGAGGTTTTGGCGGGATTGATTCGGGACTCGCTACAGCCGCGCCGGAATCCATACCGTCATCATATAGTTCGCCCGTTTCTTCGTTGACTTTCCATGCCATTTTAACACCTCTTAGTCCGTCATCAACTTCGTGTAGTAATCCATGTATTTTGAATACTTTGTCTTTTCGAGGTCGTATGCCGTCACGAATTTAGTCTTGGCGATGTCATTTTCCGCCTTGTACCGTTCGAGTTCGCCCTGGTAATCCATTTCGGCTTTCTTGGCTTTTGCCGCTTCTCTCGCCTGCCATCCAGTCAAGGCCCCTGTGTACCGCGTCTTGGAAATATCACCCTGGTACTGATTTTCAGACGCCACTTGTGCCGACTGGCTTTGGAATTCATTCGCTGCGTTTTCAGATAGACGGCCATATTTCGCGTTGTATTCACTTGTGGCCTGCTGACCGGCGGCATTGATAACGCTGGCAACACCCTGTCCATAACCCTGCAAGGCATCCCGCAAGGTCATGCGTTTTGCGTTCGGGTTCTCATAATTCACGCCGGAAGCACGACTGATTTGATTTCTTAGTGCCCGAAGTCCCGGAGCCGCCCTCTGCTGTGCAAGAGTCGTTACTGCGTTTTCATCGTACACCGGCGCGGTATAGGTAGGCAGTTTTGTGTATTCCTGACTGTATTCGGGGACGGCCTCAACGTCATATCCGCCGTATGTCGGTGCGGTTCCGACATTATATGTAACCGGAAGGTCTCCATAGGTATTCGGATCATAGGAAATTCCACCGGATCGACCAGCAAATGGAACCGTTGTAAACTTTCCCTTTGGCGTTTCAATATAATGATATCCATTCCCGGTTTCATGCAAAGCAACCGTGCCAAGACCAAGTTTGGAAAGAGTTACCGGCCTCCCATAATTGTCGTACCATTGTTCCGGCATTGGAGTCGAAGATCCAATTTGCACAGAAGTGTTACTTCCGAATGTATAAGCCATTTTCCTTGCCTCCTATGGTGTCGTTGCGTACACCTGATCGTAACCAATCCTGTTACCTTTTACGTCGTAAGCCGTTATCTCATAAAGATAAGTCGTTGCGGAGGCAACCGCCGTATCTGTATAGGCTTTCAATGTCCCTGAATATATCGTTGCGCCGTTGCGTTTCAGTTCAAACGTGGGGGCATCCGATGTCCATTGGAGATCCACGCTGACCGTCGCCCCGCCTGAAAAATCAATGGTGAAAGTATCGACAATGAAAAGATTGCGACCTGTTGAACCAGCACCCGCTACGGACAAAGCGTCTGACGGAGGACTTGCTATGGTGCTAATGCTTGTCCACGATAGACCGTCAAATGAATAATATCCGGTTGCGGCGGATGCGGTCTTTTCGAGTTTCAGATAAAAAGGGACATTGTTCCCAACCGCCGGGCCGGATGAAAATCCTGTCGGGGAGAATAGCAACATCCCCGCCCCGCCCCATCCATAGACAAGTCCCCACATAACCGTATTCGGCCACCACCCAAGGGCGATACCGCCATTATTCCCGGTTCCTGCGGGTGCATAAATCGTTGCAGAAAAATTCTCCCAAGTCGGAGCCTTGCTGATGATATAGCAAAGACTGATATTTCCTATCCCCGGCATCGTGGTAATAGCCGAATAAAGGTACGCCTGATTTGAACTGATCTGCGCCCCAAGTCCGAATCCTAACGTCCACTTTGCCGGATTCACGGATTCGGTATCCGTCCCGGTGAAGTTATCGCTCCAAGTTTCGCTGATCCCGCCGGATGAACTCGGAGTCGCAATTAGGTCAACGGGAATCATAACGGGAGGTGTCCAAGTAACGGGAATAATCGCTTCCCCACGTGATTTCGGATAGTCAGGGACTTCGGTAAATGCATCATAGGTGTGCATCATATCCGGGAAGTTCTTATGATTGTAGGGCTTCTTCAATTCAAGATGCGGGAATACAACGCCCTCCCATTCACGCCGCCTTTGAGGAACAACGTCGCGGGATTTATTATATCCGTAATCCTTATAGAATTGAGGGCCGTATCCTGTTTCCGTCATCGTTCCGATATCTCTCTAAATTTCGGCTTCAAATCTTCCAAGTAGCATGATTCGCTTGCCGTATTGTGTTGAATCTTGAGGCTGATATGCTGCCCCTCAAGGCCAAGTGATTTCTTGTGCCGCCGAATTGTCTGGTTCGTAATCTCCGCCGTTTGGTCAAACGTGAAAGCGGTCTTTGCGATTGCATTTATGTATGGTGTGACGGTGATCGTCCCTGATGCCTGTGACTTCATGCGGACCATCAATTCGTCCATCGTGAGGTCATTTCCGCCGTTATCAAATTCGATCGTAACGTAAGAGTCTATGGCTGTCGTGACATCATTCGTTCCGCTATTGAGAAGATAGACTTGACCGTCATCCACCCCGCCGCCGACTTGAATGACCGGGGCTGTCCCACTTGCGGATTCACATTCAGTATAGGCCGAAAGTTCCTGTGTGTAAGAATCCACACCCCACGATAAGTCGGTAAGGTCATAAGTCAGGAATGTATTGCATACCGTACCAGAACCCGTTACGAGTCCTATGCGAAGAATATTGAAGGCCGAATCGTATTTGAGCCACATATGGGATTCATATCCGGCCCGGATTGAACTGGCATTTGTCGGGTCAAAATAATTCCTGATTTTCTCGAAATTCGGGACATGACGCACTAATTTTCCATCGGTGTAAAGGACGCCATACCGTGACAGGATGAAGGCGGTAAGACCAAATTCCTTATCTTTTTCGCCGAAGTTAAATCCATCCACAACATCGACGGACTGCGAATTCATGGTCCCGTATCGCGAGGAAAGCCGCACGCTTCCGAAGGTGTCTGGGCTATACCCGTCAAATAGGCTGATCGTTCCGCCCTCAACTCCCTTCTCCTCCTGGAAAACCATCAGTTCATTGAAAAAAGGTTTCATACAGACGATCTTGTTCGATCTCCCATCCCCGGCCTTCTTAATATCGTAATCGTCGCCGTTCAGGACTTGCGGATTTCCTTCCGCCGCAATGTTGATAAAATTCGGATTCTGATCAAATACATATACGGCACGATTTCTCCATACCGCATTGCAAATTCCCTTTTGCCCGAAGTCGCTGATGCTGTATTTCGGGATGCCCATAATGCCGATATTCACGGTTGTGCTAAGTGCCTTATTGACGGAAAGCCGGTACCAATAGGCATAATACTGCGTATTGTTGAAACTCAATGGCTGTTCGAGTCCCGCCGCAATGTTCGGGATGATGATAAATCCGGCTTGCGTCACACCGACACTGTGATCGGTGAACGATCCGATAGTCGCCCATGCCGTTCCGTTCCAGTAATCGAATCCGTCAACAGTATTGTTCGCGGTCGTGCTTGGAACATCCCCGGCGTCCAGGTAGACGGCCTGCTGTGGATCGGAAAAGGCGATATAGAGATAATCCGCCGTCGCCATTGCGTTCAGGTCAATACTCGACGTGCTGAATGTCTGATACTTTGTGGAAGCGGCGACATATAGTTGCGCCTCGATGCCATCCACCAGAACCCCATCCCAAAGATTTTCAATAGAGTTCCAGTCGGATTCAAACGTGACGGCGGAAACTTCAACTTCGGAATCCAGGGCCCCGGAAGATAATCCCCACTGATACCAATACCCGTATGCCCCGAACATATAGGTCGGTATTGAGTCAGTCGGCTTCGTACATGTCATGGTTCCGCTTGCCGACATAGACTTTGAATCCGCGCTCGTATTGTCAGCGAACGAGGCGCACGCCGCCCAAGTGTTATCGTTTTTGCGATAATTCAGGATAGAAACAGAGGCCGTTCCGTTCTCCGCCGCGACTGTCCATGTCAATTTATTGATCGGAACCGGGACGCATATAAACGCGCAATGGTAATTCGCTATCGTGTCAAGCGAATCCAGAACTGCTACCGTCGTTGACAATCCGTCGTTTATTTGATCCGTGAAGTCCTGTCCCAAAATAGGGAAATCAGGAATCGCACCCGAACCTTTATAGACGATGAATTTCAGGACGCGCCCGTTTTGGCCGTAATAGATTTGATGCTGATCCGATCCGTTGGAATACAGAAGCGTATCGTTGAAATTAGACCACGATGCAGGGATAATGCCGGATGCCGTTCCGTTGTGGACTTCGGCCCCGAATACCCCCGTTGTCACCGTAGGCGGTCCCGCCGTCGCTTCAAGAACATCCCCGTCGCTCATCTGAGCGTAAAAATGCTTTTCAGCAATCTTCCCCTTGGAAAGCTGATAGAGTGACATCACGCGATTCGTCCCATCCGCCGTCGTATGGAGTTTGATCTGGCCGGGACGTTTCTTCAGACCGGGGTGCATCTGACGGAAGTTCTGCACCATCGAATACTCGCCCGGCTCAAGCAAGGCTGTCTCAAGGTAGGTATTTAACCCCCCGCGAAACGGAATCGCTTTTGTTTCAAGTTTCTTTTGCATTAAAAACTCTCAAAGTCGTTGACGATATTCCCGATGTAGGTATCTGTGTTCAACGTACCAGCGAAAGACTTCATGTAACTTCGCAACATTTCATTGAATAATTGGATATCAGCTACGGAAACTTGTAGCGGTACCTTCGGGCTTTTCTTCAGTTGCAGGATCGCGTATTCGGCAATAAGCGGTTGAAAGATTTCGGGGAGATCGCTAACGATGCCGTAATACTTCGACGCCGCCCATGTATTCGACACCGTGCAGACTCGTGCCGCCGAATAATCCGTGATCGTGTCCACCGTCGCATCGGTCATGTTTTCGATCTTCATGCCGTTGTAATAATCGGCAATGGCTTTCGCGGTTGTGGCTAACGTCGCAGATGCCGCTCCTCCCGCGCTGGTTAAACCCATATCGAGTTCGCGGCACCGGGAGTAGTACCAGAGCGTCCCGGTGTCTGTAACGTCGTCAGCGTCAATTCTGAGGGTATTTCCGTATCGATAATAGTCATGGCTCGACCCCGTGTCTGACGCAATATGGCGTTGAGATATGCTGATCGGATTGACAGAATACCCATCCGAATCGGAAACGTCCCTGATCTTGAATAAATCTGACGGCAAGGTTGCCACGGATGACGTGAACGCCAAGGAAGCCGAAGTCAGAAAATACTCCGGGAATTGCTCAAATATGATGCTCCATATATGATACTGAGAATTGTTTATGTGACGCATCAATTCTTCGTTCTTGAAAGCCCCGGTTGTGTCCGTCCCCTGTACGAGTGCCGCCGAATGTTCATTTATCCCCAAGCGTACTTGAGAAAGAATCCCATAAGCGTTTCCCGCATAGGTTCCGAGTTCGCTTGCCGATATTGATGCCCCTGTCGCTACTGTTCCGGTGCCTGTTCCGCCCATATTAGATCACCCCGCAAATTGTAACTTGACTTTTGTTTAATGGTGCATATAATGAGTTAAATGTAAATCGAGGATGTAAAAAATGGGATACAAATGGAGCCTCACCAAAAAGCAATGCGCCGCCATTTCCAAAAGAAAAATGGGACATGCTGTAAGCGAAGAAACGCGAAGAAAAATATCCGAAAAGCTGAAAGGCTCTCATCTGTCTCCTGAAGCGAGACGCAAGGTTTCGGAGGCGTTGAAGGGAAAACATAAATCCCCCGAGGCGGTCGCCCATATGACTCTGTACCAGCGAAACAGAAACCCCGGACACAATGAAAACATTAGCAAGGGGTTGATGGGAAAGGTCGTTACGATGGAACATATTGAACATCAGAGAAGGTCCAAATTGGCTAACGGAGTGTGGAAGCCCATTGGTCACGTTTACGAACGAGGGGGGTACCGATGGATAAAAGTTGCGGATGGGAAAAGACGCATGAACTACCTCGCAGAGCACAGATATATCATTGAGAAAATGATAGGCAGACCGCTCTGCTCCGATGAACATGTTCATCACCTTGACGGGAATAGCCTTAATAATTCTCCTGATAATCTCGCGGTTATTTCTAAAAGAGATCATACGTTGATTACCAAATTCCTCCGTTGTATGGATGAAGGTCTCGCAAGGGTCATAATTGGTACCCTTACGAAACGGTTTCCTGATCGGGATTAACGAATGAATACCCAGACTTAAGTCTCCAAACATAAATTGTCGCCCCATTGGTCAACGAGAACGTGGCTACCCCGCTTGCATTGGTCACGCCGGAAGCAATCACCGTTGTTCCGGCCAAATCTGAAGTAATCCATATTGTAGCCCCGGCAATGGGTGCCGCCGTGTCCGCATCCGTCAAGGTGTAGGTCCATGTCGTTCCACCGGACCCGCCAGCTGCTAACATGGCCGTGGCGAGCGATGTTTTCATGGTCGCCGTGAAGTCCCCCGCCGTCGGCGCATTGGTCAAATCTGTTACGGTCGCGATTGTTGCCGCCGCGAGTTCAGTATTGGTCGGAATATCTTTTACCAAAGCGTCGAGAGTCGTTCCGGTATCCTCAAGAATCAAAGCGAGATGCGATCCTGCCGCTTCAATGGCGGTCTTGATCTCTGCCGTTGTCGCGTTATCCTGTACCTGATTGACTGATTCACAAGTCAAAACAGGGGTCGCAACGTCAAAGAATTTCTTGAATCCCGCGGCAAGTTGACCGCTTGTTTCAGTCAGTGCCGTGCCATGAATCGTGGTAAGATCGGCCTGAATAGTTTGTGATGCCGTCAAGTCAACCGTCTGGCTTACTTTTGTGCCATTCGTCGTCGGAAGGCCACCGTTGGCCCCCGGAACGGCATCCGGGAGGCTGTTCACGGTCCCGGTCGGGGATGCCATATTGAAGAACTTTTTGATTGCCGCCGTAGGCTGTGCCGCAAATAAGGTATCATATAGGTCTGCCGGAATGACGCAATACGACTGAAAAACGGGAAGGTAGGTAGCCGCCTTCGCAAACAGAACGTCAAGACGACCGAGCGTATTGGTGTCCGTCGTGTCCAGTGTGACCTGCATCATTCCATAAGCGTCGGCAACGGAAGCCGTAACGTCGGCATGGCGAATAACCGCCGTCCCGCCGTTCTTTGACAGGAAGATGCCCGTCGCTGCGTGGTCTATGTCAGTGATCGTCGTTCCATCCGTCTTGAGTGTCACACCATCACTTTTATCAACAAACACCCCAAACATTATGGTACACGCCGTGCTTTGTTTAAGAAAATGCATTACTTGTTTCCCCCTTGACAAAACATCGGCCCATGACTACATTATACGAAAGTGAAACAGGAGGAGTAAAAACATGGGCTATAAGTTTCTTTACAAACCGAACCATCCGAATGCGAGAGGACGGGGGCTTGTTAAACGGTGTCGGTTGGTCATGAGTGAGCACCTCGGTAGACCGCTTCTTACGACAGAACTGATTCACCATATCAACGGAGATAAGTCCGACGACCGCATTGAAAATCTCGTTCTGATATCGCGAAGCGAACATATCACTAAGCATTACTCCGGTCCTGGCAACCCCAAGTTTACTAATTTTAGGGTTAAAATATGCCCGAACTGTGGAAAGGAATTTCACCGAACAAACATCAACAATTTTGTGCGAAATAAATGCTGTTCCGCTAAGTGCCGTGGTGAGTATTACCGTGGAGAAAGAGGATGTAATGCGAAAATTAACAGGGAAATCGCCACGAAGATAAGAGCCCTTAAGGGAATCTTGTCGAGTAGCAAAATAGCCCTCGCTTTCGGAATCAGTTCTTCCGCGGTAAAGCGTATCTTGCATGGCGATACTTGGATTTAATTGCATCTTATCCTCTCAACATCGAAAAATGGTGCATAGTTGCTGATATAATAGATATTCCCAAATTCCACGTTCCCGAATCCTCATTCCCCCATGAACCCCACGTTGGTTCGACAGCTTCATATTTCCTGACCGCGATCCAATCAACGGCCCAATTAGAGTTATGGCAACCAATCCAGAGATGATCTTCTGTTGACAGACTGGCATCGGTTCCCGTCAGCACTTCAACACCATCTATAAATCCCTTAAAAGTTGTTCCGTACCATCTTGAATCAAACTGATAATAGGTATCAGCGACCGAGGCGGACATTGCTGGATTTGTAATGAACTCAGCCCCTCCCCCGCTGCCTTCGGCAATTGCTCCTTTTGTATTCCCCATGCCGTGATAGAAGATGTTATACCCCACATCCCATTCATTCGCTTCTGGAAGTCCGGCACCGCTACCCATACCAAAGCAGATCTGTTCTCCGACAGTAACACATTTTGCTTTGGCAATAATTGATCTCCCCGCCCCGGCAGCACTTCCAAAGTTTATATGTGTTATTGCGGCTTTACGGAAATCATAGATTAGGGCCATTTTTTTGGAATCAATTACTCCGACCTGCGGATTTCCGTTATAGTCAGCCCAATTACCCTGGCCGCCAAGGTTTCCATTCGAATAACTTTCGAAGTCGTCAAAAAACTCAAACGTATCAGACCCATTGCTGACGGCGGATGCTCCGGAGAACCCATAATACAAATAAAATGTGGTTGCACCTATGCCGATAGAGTTAAAGTTAATCCAAATAGTTGCAAGTTGATTCGGGGTGGCACCAGAAATGGATTCGATCCAGTAATCAAGCAAGGTCGTGCCATCGGAGGCTGTAAAGCGAAGATCCGAGAAGTCGGTTTTACAATGAGCCGCGCAGTCTACATCTTCGCCTACGGCCCCAGAGGACTCTCCGACGAGTAACTTCATCTGATAATTCGTCACGGCCCCGCTTGCACGGGACAGCGTTATTGATTTTCTATACGACCATGCCATTTATTCCTTTACCCACTTTCCGTCTTTTCGTACCCTAAGATCGGATTTTTCCTTCTCCGGTTCCGGGTCAGGGTTATCCTTTTTTTGCGCTTCGAGAAGCCGTTTCAGCATGTCTTTCAAATCAGCCATCTCCTCTTTTAATGCTTCATTTTCCCGTTTCGCCTCGGAAATTCCCGCCCGCTCCTCATCTCGCACGGCGTAAGGCTCAAGCAACTTGAGGCCAAGTTCAATGGCATACTTCTTGAGCATTTCTGTAGGGGGCAGATAGCCAAGATTCATGGCCTTGCGAGCCTCATTCCGCTGATTGTATTCAACAACCTGCTTCTCCTTGAAATCCCGGTTGCGTTGAATCGCCGCCTTTCCTATCCTTTCCGCATTATCCTCGTCGCCGAATTGCAGACTTGTGAGGCCGCGCTGACCATAGCCGTTCAAAAGGTGACTCGCGCATTTAAGGGCAAAAAGTTGTTTTTCTCCCGCTTTGAGCGTTATAGAGATCCCCGCATATTGCATATCGAAATCCTCCGAAGTGGGGTTCCATAACATCATCCCAATAGTAGTTGTTTCAATTCCGAATGGTTGATTCATTGTAATTCTCCTTTTCTATAGATCCTATGATCCATTCCGGCACATAAGATCTATAATCAATTGTTTTTGCATGTTTTTTACTATTGCAAGATCTACACAGCGGTTGAATATTCGCTACGCTATGCACCCCGCCCCTCGATATGGGAACAATATGATCCATTGTGAGTTTGCCCGTGGACCCACAAACCAAACATTTATTCCCGTATTCCGCGCATAACTTTTCAAAATCCCCTTGTTGCAAGTCGCCACCATTCTTTATGCACCTTCTTTTCTCGCCGTAATATCGCCACCTTTCGGGATGTCGTTTATAGTCATCCTTGGAGGATTGAATCAAAAAATCTCGGTTTTTCTGATAATAACCCGCCCTATAAACCATCTTCTTTTCTACGTTATTCCAGTAATATGACCTCTCCTTTTCCCTTAATTCCGTAATGTGTTCCTTTCTATATTGTCTACTATGGAGAGTGTCATAATTGGAATGTTTCTCCCTCCATAATTTGCTGTTTTTGTTGACACATTCTTTACAGGTAGTCTCGTGTCCTCCCTTACATGCATTATGTTTTGAGAATTCTGTGACTGGCCTATTTATTCCGCATTTTTGGCAGATTTTATTCATTTACTGCCTCCTTGTGTTTGTTCATGCAAACAAGTTTCCTTGACTGCATGAAAAAGTTAATGGCCTGTTTGATAACTTCCCCGGCCTCCGGGATATACTCTTCGATTTTATGTCCTTCTGGGAAATGTGACATCTGCCATTTGTTATGGTCTGGTATCCTGAAAATTTCGTCATCCCGAATCAACTTCTTGAAAAGGCAAACGGCCTTATATGTCTGCTCGCCGTTCCGATATGGAAGGATCATGTCCCCTTCCTTGCAGGTCGGAATGACGATCATGTAATTGTCGAACGCTCCGGCAATGAAAACGGGAGCAGAATCATTGGTAATTAGTACCGGGGCTTGATCGATAAGGGCAACCATCTCCATGATTGAAGTCTTGTCCCTGAAATCCACACCATTCGGAGGGCATTTTACCGGGACATACCCATGCTCATCGCTGACATTTGCTCCGATCAAGCCGACACGAAATCCTTTACGATCCAGCGTATCGACAATTTCCTGCCAGTAATCGAGAGGGAATGTTTTGGTTTCCCATCCCATCCCGGCATGAATCAGGATCAAATCTTCCGGCGTCCCGCAAATATTCAAGATTGCGCTGAGGTCGGCTTCCGAATACTCCAACCGGATTTGTTTCTGCTGCCGGTTTAATTGCCGGTTCGTGCAGGAAATCGACACCCAATCCACGGAATGAAGCATTGGATGGGGACAATAATGACCGAATGACGTGGCATAATCGTTGTTCGGATCGTGTATTGTCGGATGGGTGTTGAACTCCAATATGGCGTCAATCTTATCCGGCACAATTTGACCCTCTTCTAAAAACGTGAGTCCCTTGATATGCTGATACAGGGGATGAAAGTATTTTTTCGTCAGCAGATACATGTCCGCTTCCGGGTACAGGGTTTCCCTCATGTATCGTATTGTTGGCTCTGCCGCGATACAATCGCCTAACCCGCCTAACGCCCACACGAAGATTTTCCTCTTGTATTTGTATTCCGGCGCGTCCTGTTTCCATCGTTCAATGTCCCGATCCATCGCCTCGATCATCTTGCCTTGCCCGAACACGACATCAAATCCCGCATAGTGGACAAGGTAGGAATCAAGGCGGGAAATGCCAATGATCCTGTCAAGGATACTCATTCGGTTATATTGATATGGCAGACTGAAAATCTTAACATCGTTTGCCATGATCTTCATGTTAAGATAGGTCTGTTCCCCGAAGGAATTACGAAGCGGCTTGATTTCTTCTGTTATTTTGAAAAGGTGCCGATATTGTCGCGAAACCACCATGACCCCGGTATTGTAATAATCCTTGCCATTCCATTTTGGGAGATCGACGTTATAAACCTTCTTGACTTCATGGATGCACATTGACCGGGGAGTATAAAGCCCCTCATTGAAGATCCCGAACTGATCTTCCGGGACAATGTCAAAGAGCGAAGGCGCGTCCGGGCGAATCAGAATATCCGCATCGATGAAGGCCACACGGTCATATTTCTTTTTCAGCAATTCATAGATACTGAATTTCGCCCAATGTGGCGAGGGCAATTCGGGTAATTCTTTCAGGACGAGAAGATCAGCCCCGCACCTATCGGCATAATGGGCAAAGAACGGCTCCGATCTTTTCCAGACCTTGCCATACTTCTCACCCGATACGATAGTCAAAATTGCCTTTTTCATACGCCGTTTTTCTGCAACCAATAATTCCAATAAAGATCAATCCATCCGTCAAGATGAATCACCCATTGCCCCCGGTAAAGTAATTTGAACCCCGCTTTCCGAATCAACGCCTGCCATGACCTGTCACTGAACATTGAATAATGATTCGGGTTGTCCACATGAACCGATTCGTCCTGCGGGACCTCGATATAAAGGTTTCCCCCGTCCTTCAAGACCCTGTGGAATTCCATCAGGGAAATCATCGGCATGACCGAATGCTCAAGAGCGTGTCGGCACCAGACAAGATCAAAAGTCTTATCCTCGAAGTCCATCAATGCCATATCCATCAGATGAACATCGTGGCCGAGGAAATGTTGCGCCTTCCGTTCCTCATCATCCAACGTGATCCCGGTTGCCTTGATACCACATTCCTTGAATTTATTGAGCGAATACCCTGTCCCGAATCCGACATCCAATGCGTTTGTAAAAGAGCCTTTCTTAACGAAGGTATCAAAAGCCGAATCAATCAGCCTTTCGTGATAATCAAGTTGCGGTTCCCGATAGACCGTCTTTCGTAACGATTCAAGGTGCTGGCGTAAATGGGCGTAGTCGGTCATGCAGCGTTCACCATTGAAATCAAAAAGTCTCTATTTTGGTTATTACGGGAATGCACCCATTGATGGCATTCTGTACAAAGACAAATGCCGTTATCGGGATCGGTTAAAAGGCTACATTTGTAACTTTCCTCTATCGAATGAATTGAAAATTGCGCAATGATATCGGAAAATTTAATTCGGTGATGCGCTCGTAGTCGTCCACCCCTACCCCCACACCGTTGACAGGTATAATGATCTCTCTCAAAAACATTCCGAATCCACGGTGTATTTTTAACAATATGTACCCTAATTAATTTATTGATTGGTGTAATGCCGCCCTTCCATCCCGGACTATCTTCTCCGAATAAATGTTTCCGTGTACAACCGCACCCCTTACTTTTCCCTGATACCAAGTCTAACCCATTGACTATCCTTTGGGTTCCGCATTCGCACTCACACAGCCACTTGACCTGTTGATTGGGAGTTCTTCCCAATTCTTTAATGACCGTCCATAATCCGTAACTTTTTCCGGTTAATTGTCTTTTTTTCATTGCATTGCTTGCCTTGCGTGCGCATCCACAGCTTATGGTGTGTTGAGCAACCAATGAACGGCCCATTACGACCGCGCGATTTCCGCAGACACACACACAATTCCAATACAGTTCTCCCCGTTTCCCGCGTCTATCAGAAATATGCGTGACGATTAAATCTCCGAACGATTGGCCAGTTAAATTAAGCTTCCGCAAAAACTTTCCCCTTTGGTTTGTGTGTTATTCTCTGAACAGACGAATTACATTTCCCCTGGTTTGTAAGTCTGCCGATTCTCTCGCTTAAAAATCGCTTTCCGTCTTTCGTCATGTCGCGGATATTTTCCGCTGCCTTTCGTTTTGCTTCCCGCCTCTGCAATTCTGATCGGTATGCCGCTTCCCGTAATCGCGTTTCCATCTTCGCGCCTTCTGCCAGGTCGCCGCCCTTGATAATCGCCAAGTCCCTGCGGTCTGGTTGCCTGAAACCACCATCTTCTCCTCTCACGCGGAGGATGTTCACCGGCTCGCCATGACCGCGATCATAGGTAATCACCATGTGAGATCCGTTAAACTTCGCTGAAAGTCTTTTGTCCATCGCCTTAAGGTCTTTAAGGAATGAACGATCTATTGTCGGCATATCCTTCCTTTCGTAGGAGCGGGCCGGGAGCGGAGGGTGTTATCTCCCGGCCCTGGTGTAGGCGGAAAGGTCCGCCTGGGGTTATTGAACTAATATTTTACCATGTGCCGAGGATAGCCAGCCCGCCGGTTGCG